GGAGTGCTGCTTTGAGTGCTCGGAATGCTGCTTGGAATGCTGCTTGGAATACTGAGAGTGCCGCTTGGAGTGCTGAGAGTGCCGCTTGGAGTGCTGAGAGTGCTGCTTGGAGTGCTTGGAGTGCTGTTCGGAGTGCTGCTGAGAGTGCTACTGATAGTGCTGATCGGGCTGTTCGGAGTGCTGCTTGGAGTGCTGAGAGTGCTGCTGAGAGAATGTGGCAAACTCAGAAACTGAGGGAACTGTTGGGGGGTGATAAATGAGCGAAGCATTACGGGGCCTTGTTAAACGCGCAGAAACAGATTTCTTCCCCTGGATAGCAGAAGAGCTTATTATCCAGGACGATGACCAATTAAAAAACGCCAATGATATGCTGGGGATCGGGAAGAAGCTCGAAAAGATCATTGAGCAGCAAAGAGTCACCGATAAAGCCCCTGTATTAGCTGAGGCGAAGGGTATCGACGACGAGTATAGACCTGTCATTAACCGGGTGCATTTGGGCGTGAGCCGCCTGGATGCGGCGGTATTGGCCTATCACCGGAAAAAGAAGGCCGAAGCGGATGCTCTTTTACAGATGCAGATGCAAGAAGAGGCTAAGAAGATCGAGGAGGCCAAGACGACGGGCGAGGTATACGAGGCCCCGGCAGCAATCGCCCAGCCAGTCAGCCAGACGGTGCGCGGGAACATGAGCACCACGTCAGTCATACAGGGATGGAACTATGAGATCGTAGACCCGGACGCTGTACCGAGGGAACTTTGCTCGCCGGATCTTTCTAAGATCAAAGCCAAGCATAAATATGACAAATTGCCGGTGCCTGGGGTTTTAATTACGCCAACAGAAAGAACGAGTACGAGGTTAGGGTAAATGGAAAACATAGTTATAAAAGATGGCGACATAGTTGAATTCACAAATAATGACTGCCCGGAACCATCCGTAATGAATTGCCACAATGGAGACGGTCCTTACCCCGTGACGGTTATCCCTAAAGAATTCTATTTGTTAACCCCCATGAACCTACGAATACAACGAAACCCTTTTCTGCGATTCTATTATTGGTTAAAGAGGATGGGCAGATGAAAAACTATCTATCCTGCACGTTTGAAGAAACGTATGGGAATCTGAGGTCGAGGCCCGGAGGAAATAAGAAAACAGGAGGCACTACAACTTAATATGAACGTAGAATTGTGTGGTTTTAAATCCTCCGGGCATTTTAAAGAGGTGATATGAAAACAAAAATTGAATGGTGCGATCATACAATCAATCCGGTCAAGGGCCTGTGCCCGATGGCCTGTTCTTACTGCTATGCCAGGAGAATGTATAAACGGTTTAAATGGGACCCGGAAATAAGATTTGATGAAGGCCCCATACATGATCTTGCTTTATTAAAAAGTCCTCAACGTATCTTTGTAGGATCAACAATGGAACTGTTCGGCCCGTGGGTGAAAGCCGACTGGCATAGAATGATCTTCAGTGCTGTGAATAATTATCCTCTGCACACGTTTATTTTCCTAACCAAGCGCCCTCAGGATATGCCCAAAGTATGGCCGGATAATTGCCATGTGGGTTTTTCTTCACCCACGGCATGGGATTATCAAGAAGGGATTAAATATTTCAAAGATATTCAGGCCAAAGTGAAGTTTATTTCCTTTGAACCTCTGTGCGATCTAGTAGAGATGTACACCGGACAGTTAAAGACAGCCGGTATTAACTGGGTCATTTTAGGCCGTGAAACACCGGTAAATAAGAAAGTACATCTACCCTGGCAATGGTTCAGGGAAATTGTTATGTCGGCTGATAATGAAAATGTGCCGGTGTTTTTAAAAGATAATTTATCAAGTCTATTAATATCTATACCCAGTGGTTTATTCGTTTCTAAAACCTATAAAATAAGTAAAGGCTCGTGGTTGCGTCAGGAGTTCCCGGAGTGACATTACGTTTTAATACTTCAGTACAAACCACGTTAAACAGTGCCCAATCGTTTCTACTGGCCCGTCTTATCAAAGATAACGGACACTGGGACGGCTGCGACGATGTACTGACAATGGACAGAAATTATTGCCAGGGTTGTAAATATCAGGATTATTGCAGGAACCTTAGAAAAGAATTTGACAAGGCGAAAGATAAGGTATAAATTGTTTATAGGATATAGATGCAGTATGTCTGAAATCTTAAAGTATAAAGACCCCGATACGAACGTGGAAACACGGAAGCGGCTGCATCCCGCGTCGTATCGGGGTCTTTCTATTTTAGGAGTGTAAATGAGTTATATCGACAAACTAAAGGACCCTCGTTGGCAGAAGAAGAGGCTGGAAATCCCGGAAAGGGATAAATGGAAATGTCAGGGTTGTTTCGACCATACTCGAACATTATCCGTGCATCACAGAATTTACATTGATGGAAACGATCCCTGGGATTATCCGAATGAATTGTTGGTCACATTGTGCGAGGATTGCCACAAGTCGGAATCAGAGGAAAGATATGCTTGTGAGCGATCGTTATTAGAAGAGCTTAAGAAATATTACTTTGCGTTAGATGTGTCACAAATGGCAGAGGGCATATTCGATGGAAAACTCAAACTTATAATCGATAAATATTTAAAGGAAGAGGATGAGGAAATACGAAAGTTTCTAAGGGAATTAAATGCCAAGGCCAGTTAAGTTGACAGTAGATTATTTCTCACATGACGCTAATGCCAGTGGGAGAAAAACACTGACCATCTTATTCAATCACTTCGGGCATGATGGAATTAGCGCCTGGTGGCAGCTCTTGGAAAGTCTGGCCGGTACACCTGGGCATTTTATTGATGTACGCTATCCGGAATGCTTTGAATACCTATCAGCCAAGATGAGGTTAAATCCGGATAGAACCAAGTCGATCTTATTGAAGATGGCTGAGTTAGATGCAATTGATCGGGAACTTTACACATCCGGAATCATTTGGAGCCAGCACCTTATAGACCGTTTAGCAGAGGTTTATAAAAAGAGAAATCAGGAGTTACCGCCCCGGCCTGTTATCAATAACCTAGTTTCTGATACCAATAATGCGGTTATTAATACCGATAATGCAACAAATAAAATAAAAGTAAATAAAAGTAAATTAAACCAAAGTCCTTCTGAAGAAGGCGGCTTTGCCGCTTGTAATTCATTGGAAGATTATCGCGCCTTAATGATCAAAGCTCCGAACCAGGTGGGCTTCCTAGTCAGTGCTTTTAAGCATCTTCATTTTGACGCTCCGCAGGAAGATATTGACGGCTGCGGAGGCCGCATAGCCGACTGGTGGAAAAGAAAGAGCCGTGACACCCGGTATTTACTGGGCGTTATATGGGACACGAAAAACAAACAGATCATGGGCAGCCACTTGAATTATATTGATGGTGTAATCTTTCCAAAGAAAGACATCCGGAACCTCAACACCGGAAACACCGGCCGGGATACCAGGGACCCGGACAAATATATTAGCGGAAAACATGGCCACGTTGTTATGGATGCAGCCGAGTTTGCGGAGAAGAAATGACCGAAAAACAATTTATGGCTCAGATCGTTTCCCTGGCAAAGCTCTACGGATGGAAAGTCTACCATACGTTTGACAGTAGAAGATCAACAGCCGGATACCCAGATTTAACTTTAGTACGTGGGTATAGATTGATATTTGCTGAGGTTAAGACGGATACCGGGAAGGTTACAGATGAACAGTGGGGCTGGATAAATGCACTGGATCTCACCGGGGCCACTGCGGAACTTTGGCGGCCTATGAATTGGGAACATATTCAGGAGATGTTAACACGGTGAAACACCTTGATCTCTTTAGCGGTATTGGGGGCTTTGCCCTAGCCTGTGAATGGGCTGGGATAGAAACGATTTGCTTTTGTGAGATGGACAAATTTTGTCAAAAGGTTTTATCGAAACATTGGCCGGGAGTGCCTTGTATTAAGGATGTAAATAATGTCGAAGCTATTACCAACGCCACAACAACGGGATTACAAGAACTCCAACGTGACAAGCGAAGTAACTCCCCGGATGAAACGCAAGGCAGAGCAAGGATGGACCATGGACTTGAACGACCTGATAGCCTTATCCTCACCGCCGGCTTCCCCTGCCAACCCTTCAGTAACGCAGGACGAAAGCGTGGCTCGTCAGATGACCGTTACCTCTGGCCTCAAACTCTCGCAGTCATTGAAGCTGTCAGGCCGGATTGGATATTGCTTGAGAATGTGCCTGGAATCCTCAATATGGTATTCACCGATAGTCAGTCTCCAGTGGCAAGCCAAGCCTCTTTTTGCGAAGTACCGAATGACGACATCGCAGATTATGACACCATCTCAGGAAGAATTGACCGAGACCTCAGACAAGCAGGGTATGAAACAGTATGGCTTGTTATTCCAGCTTGCAGTCTCGGTGCGCCCCACAGACGGGATAGAGTGTGGATTGTTGCCAACCGTACTGACAACCTCGGACAATCCGGCCTGCCACGGCAAGAGCAATGGGGAATGGCAGACGAAGATAAACAAACTATTGGAAGGCCGGATGTTAATGACCCCGCAGGCTGGGGACGGCGAGTTTTGCACACCGAGAACATCAGGCAGGGCAATGGACAAGCAAACGCATCTATCAACACGGATAGCTGTGCTGCCGACACCGGCAGCGAGGGATTACAAGTCAGACCTGGGAAATATGACAGACGAGGAACTTTACGGAAAGAACGGGAAACCATTAGCCAGGTCAATACAATACCAGGATGGTCAGAGAACTGGTATGCGGTTGCACAGCGATTTTGTGTCCTGGATGATGGGGTATCCGATAGATTGGCTCGATATGGAGCCGACCACGAAAGACTAAGGAATATAGAACGGGTGCAAAAATTAAAAGCCCTCGGAAACGCAATAGTCCCGCAAGTAGCTTATCAAATTATAAAAGCAATAAAGGAAGCAGATGAAAAAAGCTAAACCAGAACCAATCATAATCGTCAAAGGGCTTTGTTTAAGGTGCTGGAATAAAACCAAAACCAAACTATGCAAGCGTGGCTTTACCCAGGATAAAGAAACATACAGATATGCAAGTGGGGTGAAATGAACTCTAAAGGTAAATCAGACAGGCTTGAAACATTGAGAGTGAAGGCCGCTGTATTGGGTTATTTTCATTTTAAGAAGAAATTTGACTACGTTTGCTGTGAGTTTAATTATGGAGCAGCAGATGTATTAGCTGTATCCGGGTATGGAATTTTTGAGGTTGAGGTTAAGGTTTCTGTCGCAGACTTAAAACGAGAAAACAAGAAATATAAACACAAGTGCCATGAGGTGCACCCGGCGGCAGAGAAACCTTCGATAGAACATCCGTGTCGTTATTTTTCCTTTGCTGTGCCAAAAGCTATCGAGGGTGAAGCATTTTCCTTTTGTAAAACATATTTTCCATCTGCTGGTCTACTTATACTCGGAGATGATTTTTCGAAATTTGCGCCAAATATTTCAACCAAGATTAAGGCCCATCCATTAAAACCCTATTTCTACGGACACCGAGATTTGGAGCAATTAAAATTATGGATAGGTCACGGCATGGGTAACAACTTAGTCAATGCCTATTATGAATTGTTTGATGCTAAAAAGGCGCTTTTACCACTGAGGTTAATATGATACCCAAGATAGTACAGGACACCATCCTTGAACGCTCCGGGGGCCTCTGTGAGAACTGCGGCCGGCCGGCGGACGACGCCGCTCACATCATGGATAAAAAAATGGGCGGACGCCATGGCGCCATGCAGAAAATAATCAACGATCCCAGGAACATAGCTGCGCTGTGCCGGGACTGCCATGATCTACTTCACCACAAGCGCAAGGAAAAGTACGAGGGCGAGCGCCTGGGCGTGCTGCAGAAAATAAAAACGGCTACAAATTGGAATGAATGGAGGCGGGAATTTGCCATATAATAACCAGCAGTATTTTTTCAGGAAACATGACCCACGTTTTAAACTCAACTGGAACTCTGAGAGAGTATACCCTAAAGAAGTATTCCCATTCGGATCTCCTGAGATAGAACTATTCGCTCATGAAGCTGATAAATGGTATGTCACAGAGAAAAAAACCGGAACCAAAGTTTCCGAGGGCCCGGACATAAAAACCGCAGTCAAGGCAGCCAAAGAAGTAATCAGGGCCTACGGTGAAGAAAAGTTTACCGCCCTTATAAAAGACGTGCTGCAGAAGTTCAACGACGGCTGGGAGTATGATTATGGGACCCATACCTGGGATAACCCCAACGCTGTCAAAATTATGGAACCGGAACTAGAGATAACACCCGATTAAAGGAGGTAGTATGGATATATCGCGCTATACACAAGGCGACTGTCGGTGCTGCTCACGGTACAGAACATGTGATCATGAGACGTGTTCTTTTCGATACACCGACCGCAAGACCGGGCGGTTCCATCCTTCTCCTGGTAATCCCCTGGTAGAAACTCAATCACCCGGTTTACGAATGACCCTGGGCATGATGGATGTCCGGGGCCTGTCAATTGTGGGAGACGGAGCTCATAGGAAATGGAAAGCATAAAGGAGAGTGAGAGATGAGTAATTTTTATTGTACGAAGTGTCACAAGGTCATTAATGGCAGTAGTGATGATTGGGGAATATATAAGGGACTCCCATATTGCAAGGCGTGTCTCAAAATAATCAAGAAGGAGCAAATGCTAAGTGATTTGATACTGACAGCCGAAGAAATTGCAAAGGCAAAGAGAAAAGCAACTAATAAAATTATTTAACCATGTGATACTTGTTGCAATAGTTATGATTGTGATTTTTATTGTAATACGGTTAAGAAATACCTAACTAAAAATGAGGCTAAAAGTGGATAAAAAAGAAGTATTGAGTGTAGAGGTTTTGCAATGGATTAACGAACATCCAAAGGAAGTTAGCGATTTGCCAATAGAAAAGAAAGTTGTAATCTACTATGAAACCAAGATTATTCCAGCCCGTATCCAATCTGCTGTAAAAGATGCACAAACGCAAACAGCAGAAAAGATTAAGGCAATTCAAGCTAAATTATGTGATAAGAATTGTGTATATCGACCTGTATTCTGTAAAGATATGGATAAAGAGCTTCAGCAGCTACGTCAGGAATTAACAGGAGGGAAATAATGGAGATATTGACGGCTGAAGAACTATGCCAACTAGCAGGATGTTCATTAATGTTAGACCAGTGCTTACTATACAGATGCTTTGCTTATAAATATTGCGAGAATACTGCACAAGCCCACCTTCTCAAAGACCGAGAACATGAGAAACGAGCTATTGTTGATGCAATAGAATCGGCAAAGAATGACAAATGCAAATATGGGATAAACCCGTGTCTATCCTGTGAAAGTGATGGATGGGAAGATACTCAATGTCGCATCGACTGCCCCGATTGGACAGATTCAGTTATAGATAAAGGTGTTATTACACCTATTGTCAAACAAGCCGTCACCGATGCTGTAAACAAGGTGATTGAGGATGTAGAAGAATATCAGCAAGTACACCACATAAAAGACGACGACTGCTTCTCCGATGGGGATTATGTGATTATTCCAGTTGCACAGTGGCAGCAACGTAAACAACAGTATGGAGGGAAATAGATAATGGGCAAATATCAGATTATCTATGCCGACCCGCCTTGGGAACAAAGCAAGGGGGGTAAAAAATCCGTTCGACCTATATCATCAGGGGGAGAATTAGCATATCCCACTTTAACACTTACAGAAATAAAACGCATCCTATTTGATGCAACATTGTTATCAGATATTGATTGTAATTTGTTCTTATGGACAATAGACAAATATCTCTTTGAAGCCCAGAAAATTGCAGAAGATATTACCTACAAACTACACGCAAGACTTATATGGAATAAAGTTACTGGAATACCAGCTTCATTTGATATTAGGTTTGGGCATGAATATCTCTTATGGCTTTACAAAGGAAAGTTACAACCAGTCGCAGTAGATGAACGGGGCAAAATTCATTCTGTCTTTACGGAGCAAGTCAAGAGACATAGCCAAAAGCCTGAAATCGCATACCAAATAATAGAACGCCTGTATCCAGACTTACCAAAGTTGGAACTATTTGCCCGAAATAAACGTATCGGATGGGATAGTTGGGGGAACGAAGTTGATAACGATATCGAGATTTAGCCCATAAGGAGTAAATAGCTATGAAAGAACTTATAAAACAATTGGAGCCGTGTCAAAACCCAATATGTCCATCTGACCATTATGATTGCTTCGAGTGTGCTATCAAAGCATTTTGGACTTATCTGATGGGGAAATGTACAGATCATCCAATTGAGGGTGAATCTCAACCGAAGAAATATAGTCCCAATAAGTTTGTAGCCGTGTATCCAGAGCATCGCCATGACTGTCCCGCCTGTATGAAAGAATTAGAGGAGATAATGCTTGCCGGTAAGAATAAGCCATTTATCGGCACACTAGTATTTATTCCAGATGATATAATATATACGGAGGTGCCACATCGAAAAGCAGTCTTACAGTAACGCTCTCCTAAAGTTTGTAGCAACTCATTATGTCGATATAATGTACGGTAAGATAACACCTGAGGAGATGCAGGACTTCACCCGGTCAGTAGGGAGAAAAAACCCTCTCGAAACTGCGTTAATTTGGAAAACCGATTTTGACCAGGCGCTGATCTCTTTAAGCCCAACGTCAAAAGGCTGGGACCCGGCGGAGATAACATCCGGCGAGATCATTTTACAAATTGCCCGGTCAAACCATATCGGCAATATGCAGCGTAGCATAATTTCGGACTGTATTTTAAAGAACTGCAACAAAATATGTAAAAGAACACCGCGCCCTGAAACATGCTGGAATGAAGGAATTATAACCCGTATGCGCAAGACCTTAAATGGGGAATGGCTGGCAGCCAACGGCAGGACGCCGGATGGTAAAATAAAAGGGGTGAAGCAAAATACGGCTGAACCTAACGCCCCATCGACATAACGCCCTTAGCTTGCATTATGGCATATAAGTATTGTATTATTAAGCAATATCAATTTTGCGCCCTAGAGATGAAACTATCCGGGAGTAGCGGCGGCAAGGTGTAAGCCCAAGAAGAAAGCGTGGCAGCCGCCCCGGACTTTTTAAGGGAAAAATGGATCGTAAAGATATTATATACTGGATACCCGTTTTTAACTGGATTAATAGGGTTATATCATCTCATTAAAAACGATGAAGATGTGTTCGACACGATACATAGAAATTTAATGGTAGTTGTGTCTAATCTTATTTTAGTCGTTATATTGGCAGCCATAAAATATATTACCCTATAGACTAATCAACAAAATCAACAGCATATTAAATACAACTTCAACGGTTTATCAACATGAATCAAAAGAAAATCGACAGGTGGGTAAAGGCCAAGGAACTCTATATTCAGGGCAGGCAAACCCCGGACGGTCTTAAATATCCCACATATGACGAAATAGCAGCCGAGGTAGACATCAAAGCCCAGACCCTTCGGCTAAAGGCTTCAAAAGAAAACTGGACACTACAACGTAAGCAGTTCGTAGCCAAGGTAGAAAACCTCACCACTGAAAAGAAGTCAACTGTCATGGCTGGGGAATCGGTGGAGTTCGATTCAGAGTGTTTGAAAGCTGCCCGCAAGGGTATTCAACTTATCAACGCTGAAATGGAAAAGGCTGTAGCTGACAAACTACCAGACGGTGCCACGACAAAAGAGGTTATCGATTACGTTGTGTCAAAGAAACAGGCCATTGCATCATTCGGCAAAGCCCTGGTGGACTATCAGAAAGCGGGCAAGTTGGCCTTCGGTGAGAACACAGAAGCAGACAAAGACATCACAATAAATGTGAAGTATGACGACAAATGATTCAACAGTACATTTACGCAGGCCCAAGGCACATCAATTACCTTTCATACGCAGCAAGGCTAAAAGAAAGGTTATCCGGGCCGGACGGCGCGGCGGAAAGACAGTCGGTATTGCTATCCTGGCAGTCGAGGGATTCTTAGCCGGTAAACGTGTTTTATATGCAGCTCCTACACAAGAGCAAGTTGATACGTTTTGGTTCGAGGTCAAGAGGGCGCTGCAAGAGCCAATCGACGCTGGGGTATTTGTTAAGAATGAAACCGTACACACCATTGAGCTTTCAGGATCTAAACAACGTATAAAAGCCAAAACCGCATGGAACGCAGACACTTTACGTGGTGACTATGCGGACCTTCTAATCCTCGATGAATGGCAGTTAATGAATGAGGAAGCATGGGAAGTGGTTGGCGCACCGATGCTCTTAGACAACAACGGGGATGCGGTATTTATTTATACTCCGCCGTCCATGCACTCCCGGTCGGTCACTAAGGCGAAAGACCCACGCCATGCAGCCAAACTCTATAAGAAAGCCGAGGCCAAGCAGAAAGAGGCTGAGGGCAAGGGAGAGCAACCTCGCTGGCAAGTATTTCATTTCACTTCGCTGGATAACTCCACACTCTCAAAAGAAGCCCTGGACGAAGTAATACAGGATATGTCCTCTCTGGCTTACCGGCAGGAAATCTTAGCAGAGGACCTTGACGAAATCCCTGGGGCATTGTGGACGCACGCTCTACTCGAACACACCCGCAAGCAATTAACCGAAGTACCGGCGCTGACACGGGTTGTTGTAGGGGTAGACCCTCCCGGCGGCGCTACGGAGTGCGGCATTGTGGCAGCCGGCAAGGCCACGGTGAACGGCGTACTACACGGCTACATTTTATTAGATAAGTCTTTAAAGGCCCCGCCGGACGCTTGGGCCGGTGAAGTCCTTAAAGCATACTCGTTCTGCGGAGCCGACCGGGTTGTCGCTGAAAAGAATTACGGCGGCGATATGGTACAGAATACCGTGGAACAGGCCGCCCGATCCCGCTGCATGACCGTATCTTATAAAGATGTGCAGGCCACACGAGGCAAGGCCGTTCGAGCCGAGCCAATCGTAGCGTTGTTTGAGCAGGGCCGCTGTCATCTGGTAGGGGATTATCCTTTATTAGAAGAAGAACTATGCGGCTGGATACCTGGGGAGACAAAGGAAAGCCCGAACAGGCTGGACGCCATGGTCTGGGCGCTCACTGAGTTAATGATCACGGGCAAAGACCCGTCAATAAGGTGGTTGTAAATGAAAGCAGTTTTATGTCCTGTGTGTTGTGGCCAAGGAACCATCATTGAATCTATGGGGCAAGGTACTGCTGGCAGAACTTGCCATGGTTGCAATGGGATGGGGTGGGTAACAATACGGGATGGCTTTGAAGAGCCAATACATGAGGTAAAAGGGAATTTGCTCTTTGCTCAGCCCATAGGCGTGTGCCCTTCCTGTGGCCGCCCTCAAAATGCCCCTGGCATGACTGGTTGTCCAATGGGCAGTCATTACGGAAGTTATTGTGAGGTTTAATAATGCCAACTAAAGACCCCATTAAAAAGGCAGAGGCTAACAGGGAAAGGCAAAAGAGGTATCGTGAACGACATCAAACGGGCGTTATTCAATCGCAGAATAACGAAAATATAACGCCCAAAGCGGAGAAAATAACGCAGGGTGTTACGTCACCCGTTATTCAATCGGATTATGACAAGCTCCCTCCATCATTAAAGTATGGTGTGGCCAATGAAACCCGCAGACGGCAGATACTTAAAATGCCCCTCGAATTAGAGGAAAGGCAGGAAATGGCCGTCAGAAGGTTTAGGGGGTATTAAATGGCAAATAATATTAGAGATTTACCCAAACAGGAATAATTATATGGAAAAGTTATTAGACGACTCTGATTACAAATTTGTACGATTCACTTGTGATTGCATGTGCCATCTCCTAATTGTATCCTGCGAAAAAACTAAGGACGGTAAGTTTTTTGAAATATCATTATCAATGGAAGCAATAGACACGAATGAAAAAACTTTATGGGAACGAATCAAAATAGCGTGGAGTTACATTACCGGGAAGGATCGTTGCATTTGGGAATTTTCAATCCGCCCTCAAGATATACCAGATTTTGTTAATTTCTTTTCCTCTGCCCTCCATAATCCAAACACGGCATCTACCTCCTGCCAATGGTCAAGTTATACGGGAGGCAATTAATGGGATATGTGCCCCAATGGTCATACGAAGCACAAAAAGCCTTTCCTGCTTTGCGGAAGGCACAGCAAGAGCGGGACGCTTTTGACTTCAAGGTGATGATAATTGGTTGCATAGTGATGGCCTTAATAGTTATCACAGGAATCATCGCAGTCACTATTTTATGCGCGGGTAGACTGTAAATAAGGATAACGCATGAACATATTTGAAAGACTATTTAAGCCCCATATAACAAAAGAGCCAGCGGTACCTTATCTTTATAACTATCAGGCGGTGCCGCCATCACGTGATACGTCCGGCTTTTTGTCTGCCTATGGCGAGGTCGGCTGGCTTTATGCCGTCGTGTCTAAAATAGCGCAGGGCGTGGCCGATGCTAAATGGTCAGTCTATGCCGAGAAGAACGGCGAAGAGACGGAAGTAGAAAAAAGCCCGATCATGGACGTTTTAAATTTTGTTAATCCCTTTCAGACGTTCCAAGAGTTTATCGAGCTACATGAAATATACATGGGACTGGCCGGAGAGTCATTTTGGGTAGTCAATAAGAATAAAGGCGGTTTACCTGGGGAACTGTGGATGGTGCCGCCGGATCGAATGTCAGTCGTCCCTTCGAAAAAAGATTTTATTGCAGGCTATATATATAAGGTAGGGAGTGAGACGATCCCGCTGGATAAAGAGAACGTTATTCATTTCAAGCTGCCTAACCCAATGAATCCGTACCGCGGTTTAGGTTTTGTCCAGGCAATGGCGCAGGACCTCGACGGTGAGATAAATGCTGCCAAATGGAATAACAAGTTCTTTTACAACAGCGCCCGCCCGGATGTGGTCATGTTCCCGGATGGTGATGTGTCAGAGGAAAACTTCCAGCGCCTGAAAGAGCAGTTCAAGGAACGCCATCAAGGGACGGCCAACTCCAACCGCATGGCTATAGCCTCTGGTATTAAGGACATTAAACTGCTGTCCATCTCAGCAAAAGACATGGACTTTAAAGAGTTGAGACTCTTAAACCGGGATAACATCCTGGGGATATTTGGGATGCCCCAGAGTGTCATGGGTATTTCAGAGAATGTCAACCGGGCCAACGCAGAGGCCGGGGATTATACTTTTGCCCGCTGGATAGTCCAGCCACGCCTTAACCGTATCAAGAATAAACTCAATGAACAGTTCTTGCCCATGTTCCCTTATTCTGAGAACCTTTGTTTAGACTTTGACGATGTAGTACCTGAGTCGGTTGAAGAAAACCGTATGCTCGCAGAATCCGGCATTAAATCAGGCTACATGACCATTAATGAGGCCCGCCAAATTCAGGGGCTGGAACCTGTTGACGAATCAGTGGGCGATGTGTTTATGACTTCGCTGGGCGCATATCCTGTGCCTATTAATAGTGAAACTCCGCAACCGTCAACACAGCCTGAACAGCCCATTGAGCAACCAGTAGATGCCAACCCTGATACAGTGGGCGGCATCGTTGCATCAAATACCCTTAATGGCATACAGATACAGTCGGCCCTTCATGTATTGAGGGACTTAATGGCAAATAACATCCCTGATACAGTGGCGCTTGAACTTCTGGTTGCAGTGGGCATTGATAGGGAACGGGCGCAGGAAATGATTAACTCCTGTTCAAGTTTCACCCCTGAGAATCCTGGATATGATCCGACCAAACCAACGGCACCGCCGGGACCTACGTTGCCGGACGTTCCGCAAGAACCAGCCAAGAGTGTAAAAAAAAAGCGTGAGCTGTCTACTGAATGGAAAGAGACTTACTGGCGAGGGTATGTAACCCGTTCCGAGGCATATGAAAAGAAGATGATCACTGCTTTGCAGGGCATGTTCTCTCAACAAGAAGAAGAGGCCCTGGGGAAACTTAACGCAGGGTCAAGGGAATTAATCGACATATCAGAAGCTAAGGTGGCATACTCCAAAATAGCCACACCTATTTTAATGGACCTGTATAAACTGACTATCCAAAATGGAAGAGAGCTTATCAAACCCAAACCACACAAGGACGCTCCCGAAGATGCACCAGTAAGTCCCGGTGCTTTGGCCTGGTTAAAAGCCCGGATATTATGGGCAGCTGAAGGTATCACTGTAAGAACAGCAAAGTTGCTTAATAACATTATTGAGGATGGATACAGGGAAGGGTGGGATATACCCACAATGGCACGATTTATCCGGGATAATGTATTTGGTGACTCAGCTGCATTAGCTAGGTCAACTATGATAGCACGTACCGAAACACTTTCCGCATCAGCGCAGGGCGCTATCGAAGGTTACAAAGAAGCTGATATACAACAGGCCGAAGTGCTGGCATCTTTCGATGAGAGGACTTGCGATGACTGCGATTCTTTAAGTGGTGAAGTTTTTAACCTGGATGATTGTGTAGGCGTTTTGCCTGTGCATACAGATTGTAGATGTTGCTGGATACCAGTAGTATGAACAGGTTTATAACCTATCAAAATAACGAATCAATCCAATATGCTCACTCAATAATTCCAGCATCCATCCTTGAACGATTAAACTTTGATTATTTAGTAGGATATGATCCTGTATACGCTGGATTATTTGATAATGAAATCTGCGAAGATGGCAGATCATATAGAAATACGGCTTGTGTAGCCTATCCGTTCCATCAATTAATTCACAACGGAAAAACAACCATAGTTCTACCTGGATACTTGCCTTATTATCACATAGTACATGAAATAGGGCATGTATTAGACGAGTATCTTAATTTCGAACATAAAACAATCCCTGTGACAGAATACGCCAAAACTAACAGGCAGGAATCTTTCGCAGAAGCATTTACCGCGTGGCTATTTTATGGGTACGCACAATTTAATCTGAGGACTCAATCAGGGATAGACGATAACACGGAATCATTATTTTTATCCCTAACCAGGAGGTAAATATGGAAACTATGTATAAAACCTTTAGACCAGAAGTAAAAGCGGTAAACTCAGAGGATGGCACAATAGATATGCTCATCCCCATGAGCACCGCTTCTATTGACCGGGACGGCGAAAGCATAGACCCGCTGGGATGGCGCAAGTCCCTTCCGGCCTTCCGCAAGCGCCCGGTCCTTTTAAGCTCCCATAATTACGGAGACCTTCGTAAACAGATCGGGGAATTTACCTCGATCAAAGTCACAGAGGACGGGTTATTTGCTAAACCGAAATACTATATAAATGAAGGGAACGAAGAGGCGGACTGGGCATTTAAGCTGGCCTCAAAAGGCATGGCTGCGTTTTCCGTTGGATTTATGCCGACCAAATGGACGGACGGCGACGGCGAGAAAACCCCGGCCCGCACTTATACCGAGCAGGAACTATTGGAAATCTCTCACGTGGTTGTACCTTCAAATCGGGACGCTATCCAGGGTGTGAGAGGTAAGTCAGTTGACCCGGTGATAAACGAGGTTATCGACGATGTGCTGAAGGATATGCCAGAAGAAAAAGCTAGTATCACTATTGATACCACTAAAACCGAAGTTATCAACGTTCCACGTGTCCACAGCCAGCAGGAAATCACAGACGAGCTGGATTATATCAGGACACTGGCAAAGGACAACGGACTATCGGACGACAACAAGAGACTTTTCACAGAGATAGCACAGGAAATAGCACGCACTACGGGCAGCGACATGCCCGCTAAAAATATGATTGCCACTATTGAGATTACCGGAATACCCGAAGTGGAAGCGGCACTCAATCAGGCAACCGAAATCATCAACAATGACCGCATCAAAACTATCATAGATCAAACCGTATCACACGTAATTAATCACACTTAGGAGGAAATAATCATGGAATTAACAGATGAACAAATTGCCAAAATAGCAGCTGACGCAGTTGCAAAATACAAGTCAGAGGATGACAAGGAAATTGTCAAACGTTTCACACCCGGCACTGATGGCGAAGTTGAAACCACGGGATTTAAATCCCTGGGAGAGCAGCTCCACGCTGTCATGCGCTCCAAGACCGAAGGCACGACCGATGCCAGGCTGAAGGCCATTGTCGGTAACTCAGAAGGCGTACCCGCTGACGGTGGCTTCCTGGTACAGACCGACTTTGCAACTCAGCTCCTGGAAAAGACCTTCGCAAACAGCGACATAGTAAACAGGGTTTACCGTGTCCCCATCTCAGCCAATTCCAACTCGTTGAAGATCCCGGCAGTGTCCGACGCAAATCGTGCAGACGGCTCCCGCTTCGGCGGTATCCGGGCTTATTGGGCAGGTGAGGGCGTAAGCAAAACCGAGTCCAATCCTTCCTTCTCCCAGATTTCTCTGGAACTAAAGAAACTCGTGGGCTATTGCACTGCAACAGATGAGCTTTTGCAGGATGCCTCAGCGCTGGAGTCCTGGATCGGCAGGGCCTTTGCATCAGAGTTCGACTTCAAAATCGCTGACGCAATCATCAACGGCGACGGCGCAGGCAAACCCCTTGGCATCTTGCACGCTCCGTCTCTGGTAACTGTTACCGCAGAAACCGGACAGGGCAGCTCAACCATCGTAGCCGAAAACATCATAAAGATGTGGGCCTCACGCTTTGGCCCGAACAGCAGCAACTATGTCTGGCTGATTAACCAGAACATCGAACCTCAGCTCTATACAATGGGTATAGCTGTAGGCACCGGCGGCATGGCCGTCTATATGCCTGCTGGCGGACTGTCCGGCCAACCTTACGGCACGCTCTTTGGCCGCCCTGTAATACCTTGCGAACAGTGCGCCTCTTTGGGCACCGTTGGAGACATTATCCTGGCCGACCTGTCACAGTACATCATGATCGACAAAGGCTCCATGCAGAGCGCTTCCTCGATACATGTCAACTTCCAGACTGACCAGACCGCTTTCAGGTTCGTCTATCGCTGCGACGGGCAGCCGATGTGGAAAAACTACCTTACCCCGTACAAGGGCACCACATCATATCAGAGCCCGTTCATCGCACTGTCCAGCACTCGCACCTAAACTTCATTAAGCTAAATTGCCAGGGGCGGCCCGTGTGGGTTGCTCCTGTATCAAAATTCAGGAGGTAATTAAACAATGGGTAAAATGAACTTAGCCCAAGAAATACACATCGTACCTTTGAGGGTCACGACAACCGATACAGCAACCTTCATAGCACCGCATATCAATATGAAGCTCTACGAAAAGGTAGAGTTCATCCTTCACCTGGGGACTTGCTCAGGTGACAGCTTTGTAATGACTGTCACTCAGTCGGCGGCTACTGCCGGTTCTACCCCGACCGCTATTGCGGCCCGCTATCGCCTGACTGCTGCCGCTGGCACCGATACTATGGGAGATGTGACGGCGATTGCATCAACCGGCTTGACCTTGACCTATGGCACCGTCACTCTCAAAACCCTGATTATCGACGTTGACTCATCCGACATGACCACGGAAAGCAAGCCGTATGTCGGCCTGACCTTCACAGATCCCGGCTCTGCAAGCATGGTTAATACCATAATTGCACTCTGCTGGCCGAAATACCCGCAGGAAACCAACGCCTCAGCATTGACTTAAAATGACCATCCCTAAGAGAAACAAGGACAAAAGGAAGCAGCGTCGTGCTGCTTCCAAACTAAAAGGCGAGCCACGCCTAAAGCCGAAAGGCATGGCGAGGAGGTAATATGCCTGTAACAAACGTAAAATCAAAATGGGTCACGGGTAAACTGGTATTTGAGCAGGTCCGTGACAGCAATGGCGCTGTCCACATAGGCAATTGGCCTACGTGCGGCACCGCTCCGACTCTTAACGGCTTTGAACTCGGCACAAGGGTAACTCTCGCGGGCGTAAGTACCCGCAGGACAAGGGCCTTTGTAGTGGGCGCTAATGACGGCGGCCATGACCCGACCGACAGAATAGAATCATCCTGCCACACATTCACTCAGTCAGTAGACTGGTCAACCGGATGGAGCGCTACGGCCCTCGAAGGGGTGTTCTATGGCGGGTATGACCTGATCGCTACTGAGGACAACATGAATATCTCGGGCGCTGGCGGCTGGATATACCTCAATGACGAAATGGGCGGAGCTGCTGCTCCTGTAGTCGGAGCATCTTCAGGAAAGTACACCTATGTATGCGGTCTTGAATCATGGGTTGCTTTGCCCGCTGATGTTTCTATCCTGGCAACCGGCGTTGTATGCGGTATCAAACTATCCAACAACTTTGCTTCAGGAATGACCGCAGGCTCCGGGAAAACTGCTGCTATCTGCATTGAGACCGTTGATACATCCGGCTATTCCTACATGATTTCAACGAACTCTGCTGCAAATGGCTTTGTAGCCAATACCCACACTCTGACACTGACCCCTACAGCCTATCACATGCTCATCGACATCGGCGGGACCGATTACTACATACCGGTATTCGACGATCACGAGTGGGACTAGACTAATAGCCTTTGGCCGTGTAGCTTTGAATAACGGCCTATTTTATAAAGGAGAATCATGTTATTAAGCGTATTTGAAAGACTCGTATTATTGAATATCATGCCGAAAGAGGGTGATATAACTACCATCAAAATCATCGGGAAGCTGAAAGATAACCTTTCATTCTCAGAGGATGAACACAAGGCACTCGAACTTAAAAATGATAACGGCCAGATTGCCTGGAAACAGGAGGCCGATATTCCAAAGGAAATTGAGATCGGGGAAAAAGCACTCGATATAATCTCCGATGCTCTGAAGAAACTCAATAAGGAAAAGAAGCTGACCGAGGCACATATCCCTATCTATGATAGGTTTGTTAGCTAATAGGCCGGTTACTCTCCTTTCCGGTTTATGAGATTGCCAGGGATCGAAATAATAGGGGGCTTGGCCTGGTAGATAGCCCCAATTTTGAGGTGAATTTATGGCTAAGAAAATCAAGAAAGATGAAATTGAAGAAACTCAGGAAACTCCCATCGTTGAAAGACGTGAAGAAACCACCGAAGAAAAGAATGACCGTCTGGGAGGCTGACTATGACTGTATATAATGAAGCTAAACTAATTGAGCATTGCATTGAAAAGACGGACGGCTCATGTCCAAATGGTGACGATAATCTGTTTACCGTGTCCGGCGGGCCAATCAGGGTAGTAGGATTTTATGGTCTTGTTGCCACTATCATCGGTAACAATGCCTCAACATGCACAATCCAGCACGCCTGCACAGATCCGGCGGCTGACATTGCCCTTTCGACGGCGGTGCGCGTGGATACCGACGCTGTTGGAACGTTATATTACATTGACAGTACGGCGCTGGGAGTGTTCACCCCTGTTACAGCCGGTTCGTTTATACAGTCAACGACTATGCTGCCCTGGATTCTCACTCCTGGTTATTTACAAGCCACTTTCAGCGCAGCAAACACCGGTAAGATTCGATGGTTCTTGGTTTATCAACCGCTTTCAGAATTGAGTATTGTCGTAGCATCCGCATAGGGGATAAATGGAAGAACTGAAAGAGATTCTAAAATTCAATAGAGCACAGCCGAGCGTCGAGGCTTACTGTCTGGCAAAGAACGAATGCCCGGAATGTGGCTGGCCTTTGAACGTTAATGCAGCGGGACAAAAAGATTGTCCTATCTGTGAGAAGGTGTACGGATGAAAAAAGGCATAATTGAAATTAATTCTCAGGTAATACTTAACTGGTTACAGCTTCCATGTCACTCAATCATAGATGTGTCAATTAAACCTGAATTGGATATAGTTCGATTAGTCATTACAGGAGATGAGATGCCAGAGGTTGAGTCGGGCAAAATGCCTCCTGTTGTGGCGCTTTCATTTATAAAGCATCAGGACTGCGAAGGTCACTGGGTTGCAATAAGAGAACCGTTAAAGAGGATAGTATGAACTGCTACGCAAATATTGCTGATTTAAAAAGCTCTCTGGGAGTCACTTCGACAACTGACGACACAATCATGCGTAAGAACATCGACGCAGCCTCACGGATGATTGATCGGTACTGCGGCCGCAGGTTTTACGTCACCTCAGAGACAAAGTACTTTGATGGACGCACACCGCTTTGGATACCGGACCTTCTCGCGGTGACCACTTTAAAGACAGACGACGACGGAGACGCTACATTTGAAAACACTTTCGCAACGACTGATTATTTACTATACGGGCCTGGTGAAGAAGATGCGTTAAACAGATACCCACGAATACGCATTGAACTTTCGACAGATTCAGACTACGGGTCTTTCGGTGCTGGTAAGAAGTCCGTGGAAATTGTGGGAACCTGGGGATACGGTGACGGTATTTCAGCCACGCCTTATTTAATTGATACCACGACCAACGAGGCCCTCGACGCTTCCGAGGTGGGCGTAGATGTGACGGCTGCAACCAATCTTTCAGCCGGTCAAACTATCCTAATTGAAAGCGAGCAGATGTTTATTGAGTCGATCACGACCACGACACTAACCGTCATCCGGGGAGTCAATGGCACCACAGCAGCCACGCATGACACCGCAAAGGCCATATACATTTATCAGTATCCGTTTGATGTATGGGAGTGCTGTCTGGCGCTGTCCTCAGCCATCTATCAGAATCGCAACAAACAGGGCATACAGAGCGAGCGCCTGGGTGATTACTCTTACTCTTTGAGCAAAGAACAGGTTAAATCAATCTGTAATGATTATGTCTTGAATTACAGGATTATACGGGTATAACCTTTTTATATTCTGTTTCGAATGTATTTTTATCAACAGGTTTCCCATCAATATAATAGGTAGTCAATCCGGGCATAAAATTTCTATAGCCGTTCACTTTATAAGGTAATGGCAGTTCTTCCTGACACAACCTGCATTCCCAGTGACCATATTCGGGGAAATCTTCTGTAGCGGGAGAATCTATTATATATTCAGCATTGGTTAATTGTGTTTTTGTTCTATTCCATTCATGGTGAATACCCTCACCACAAATATATAAATATTCATCATCCTTTATAAGCAAAGGGGTTGTTTCTATGGTATCCCGCCTAATTTCAAAGTTCATTTACTCTCCTTTTTCGGTTTATCCCAATAGGGACTTTTACACTTCGGGCAGATAATTGGATTTTTATTTTTACTCGGCCATTCGTGTGGCTTACCTGTCTTTTTATTGATACACCGCTTGCATTTGTGAATATAAATCATACTTTTAAGTATACACCCATGAGGTAAGTTAATCAAATGAGTTTCACTCAGCTTTTAAAAGATACCTTCACCCCATACACCTTGGGCGTAGCCGATGACGGCGTAGGCGGGCGAGTCCCCACATGGACAGCAGGCACCGCTTTTAAGGGCCGTCTGTCAATCATAAGTGCAAACGAACGGCTCAGCGCTGACAAGACCACGGTATACGCAACTCACCGCCTTTACTGTGATGCTTCTGTAACTTTAAATGCAACCGAACAGGTGACTTTTGACGGGCGTACTTTTGAAGTGCGCACAGTACAAAAGCCCTCTGAATTATCATCCGGCATAGGCCATCTGGAAGCAGATTTACTAGAGGTAGATTAAATGGCCGGAATATTAAAGACAATCTCATCTATTAAATGGTACGGTGAAGAACAGAAAAAACGTATCTTGACTGGAACTGAAAAGGGCATGGTCAAATGCGGATTACGGATTGAGAGCGAAGCAAAACAGTTATGCCGTGTGGATACGGGTAGATTGAGGGCCTCGATTACCACTGCCTGGACAGGTTACGGCGGAGACCGGGCACGGATGACAAGCCCCGTCCCTGAAACTCAGCAGAACGATCCGGTATCCGTCCCGACTGATAAAGATTTTACTGTTCAAATAGGAACGAACGTTAATTATGCTTCACACATAGAACATGGTACGGTCAAGATGGAAGCCCGTCCCTTCCTATTCCCGGCCTATGAAATGAACATCAGAAAATTAAAGGATTTTATCAAGGGTGAAATACCTGATAAATCAGTAATCCCTGGCGGTACCAATCGGGAAGGTGGATTTTGATAACAGCTTTTACTACAGGATTTTATTCTAAACTTCGGCTATGGCCCACGACCTGGGCGGCTGGTACTGCGTACGCAAAAGGCGCAATCATGAAGCCTACAACCTACGCAAACCACGCATATATATGTTCAACAGCCGGGACATCGGCAGCCGTGACGGAGCCTTCCTGGGGCACAACGAACGGCGGCACGACAGCGGACGGTGCCGGAACTCTGGTCTGGACCTGTTATGATCCTCTAACCTATAATACAGTCGCCCCACAATTAGCCGTAGTACCCTACGTTACCTTCGGACTGTTAACAGATGTACCGATGGGGACGTTTGAACACATCGCAGCCATAGAGGATATGACCTTTTATGTGAATTGCTTTACATCGATAAGTGTAGCTCACGCTTATATCCTGGCTGGCTTAGTGAATACGGCATTGAGTAATGTTTCACTGACAATCTCGGGCTATACAGCTATGGTATGCCGCCGGGAATACATAGGCGCAGTTATCTATGATGACACGAACAAAATATACCAGATACCCCTTCGATATAGGGTGCAAGGATCGTTATGATTAAGAAAGCAAAGAACACCGCGATATTAAACGATGCGAAAGTAATTCAGAAAGCGGATGATACATATCCCAGATATACAGAATTTACCCCGGCTGATCCAGTATGGGCTGAATCTAAAATAACCGCAAGGCCCCAGGTTTTGGAACTTACGGACTCAGACTACATAAACGGTAATCTCAATATCAATGAACTCAGCAAATATAATTTGAAATCTATCACGATTGTTAAGGGTAGAAATACCGTGATAGAAATTATCAAGGAGGCATAAATATGGCTCATATCTCAGGTAAAGCAGGACAGGTAGACACCGGTTCCGCAGTAAGCGGGATAAAATCATGGACACTGGATTACAACGTAGACATGCTGGAGACAACCGATTTCGCCGATGCAGGCGTTAAATCATACATCGCAGGCGGTAGCGGATGGTCCGGCTCTTTTGAAGGTTATAAGGACGGCGTACCGCAAACCATCGGCTCCTCAATTACCCTGAAACTTTACGAAGTGGCAGCCGGGGCCTTCTGGACTGGTACGGCTTTTATCACCGGGGTATCGGCAAGCGCCGAAGTTGCTGGTATTGTCTCGTACAGCTACACATTCCAGGGCACCGGTGCATTGACAGTACCGATTGCA